CGAGCATTCTCCTCGCCATCATCATACCAATCACTCACTATCTCCGCAATACGACCTAGTAATTGCGAATTAAGTGAGCCATCAAAGTTGGAAAAATCACCAGCGATGATCTTGTGACCAACCCTGTTCAAGCGCATAACAATACGGTGCCAATCAAAAGAATACACATTTGTACCAAGTCCAATTTCATTCGTTATCCGGTTCTGCATCACATGATCAAGATAGGCTGAGAAATATCGACGCTGAGCAAGCACAAGTGCTTGATTTGCAGCTGCAAATACTCGCGTTTTCAACTTCTCAACTTTCTCTTTTGGTCGTCGTTCATCTTTGAGAGTTGCCTGAAAAATGCCAAGGTCTGCACGCACTTCACCTCGTCGTGCGTGATGGATGATAGTCTCAACATGCTCCTCAAGTACAGGGTCATCGACGATATACTCATCCTCTCCAAGCCAAGTGCGTTTTCCAACGCGACCTGACTTTCTATGGAGAGAATAAGGATATCCTGCAGATGTCGATCGGTTCACTGGTTTAATGAAATGAGATTCACACAAGCCCGTTATGGATTCCGCATGGGTCAAGATCCGCTTTTCAGCATCACTCCACCCTTTGGAATTCAAGACACGCTTGACATCATGTACACACACATCAATAAGACTTTCACGCAAGAGTACTGTGTTCTTTGTTACCTTTAGAGAATTCTTGATCAGAATGTTTTCCGTTGGATGGGCTATTACAGCTGGCGCTGTAGTAACTGGAAAACACCCATGAATAGGACTCTCTATGATGGAAGTTTTGGTAGGATTAGGGGCTACAGGTACAGTTCCCACTGCAACTGAGTTTGGAAGAGGGGAAACAGCAATCTTGGATGGAGGATAGATAGTTGAAACTCCACCACCTTGTGTCTCTGGTCGAATGTTTTCTAGATCTTCCTGTGTCAGAGTCTGAGCATAGATTTCCGTTGACTTAGCGAAGCCAGCGGAATGCAAGCCCAGAATTTTTGTTCGTGATTGGGGATTGTGTAAAACGTAGGGTGATCCACAATCCCCTTTCTCCGTATGACCATGACAGTAAAGGCCTTGCCGCACATTATATGTGCGACTGGCCTTCTTATCTTCTGCTACAACATCGGCAAAATCAGAGAATTGGACAGTTGAAATGTAGGGAATCATCAGACTTCCTCCAGTTGCAGTTGACGAAAATCTGCGGGTTGAGCACAACCTCAGATCTCCACGCTTTGCGAGAGCGCCTAGTGAACTTAACTCAGACTTGGAAGGAAAATACTTAATAATATCTGGCCTAGCAAAAGTCGAGAGTCCCATCTCGCAAATCACAATATCAACTGGAACACTTTGACGGAAAATACTATACACATTAGGAACAGGAACATCGACAACAGTATTACCACGATCACACATAGTCTCTATACCAAGACTCTTCTGATCACTCCTGTCATACAAATGACGAGGAATGGCCAGGAGACGTCCCTTCACAAACAGACCGTGAGTGTTATATCCATTGGAAGCATGAACTCTTACCAAGTTCTTGCTGAGGATCTTAGCACACACATCTATTGCATTGGCATCGTTTGTAGATTGGGGATGAAGAACATCTTTCCACTCAACAACAGAGGCCTTGCCACCTTCAACTTTGCAAGTTTTAGGTTTGATGTCTTGGTGAGACTCAACAGACTTTATTTTCAAAGGGACATCTTGATGAGATTCAACATTCTTTTGCTTCAGCGCAACATCCTGATGAGATTCAGACACCTTTCCACTCACAAAAGAAACACTCTCCTCACATCCACCTTCAACACAGAACACTTCCTCAAGCAAGGAAGCGTAAAATGAAG